GGGGAAGCACAAAACGAGCACATTCCTTTGCGATTCCCATATCAAGCATTGATTGATAAAGCACCATTGCTTCATCAAAGTGCTTCCTCATTTTAATCTCGAACTCCTGCTTAACGAAAGGATCAATGTCGTCAATAGAATTTTGACGATTCTTGGTATCCTGACGGCGAAGTTCTGGGAGTTCGATCTTCTCCGAGAGTAGGGAAGAATCAGCATAACGTTGCGAAAATTCTTGATATGTGAACGAACGGTGACGCAAAATTTGAGCCGCCAGACCACGAGTAGTCTCAATTTCCAGAGTCATGAACGATTGTTCAAAGACACTCCAGTGGTTGTGCTTAATACAATATCCCAACAACTTAGCATAGTTGGGATTCTCTTGGTTATTTGGATTAGACACACGCGCAACGTATGCCATTGTTTTCTCCGCATCGGGAGTTACACTTACCAGTTTTACGCTCATTTCTTAATCAATCAGGGTAGCCATCGTCATCATCAAAAATTTCATCGTAATCATGAAGATTAGATGTAATTTCTTCGTAACTCTTTGGTTTGGTATATGCAGAAACATCAGAGTATACTTCTGCCTTGAGAGAATCTACCAAAAGTTCAAGGTTACGGACAATCAGTTTTAGTTTGTCCTTGTCCATAAGATAGGTTCTTACTAGATTTATTTTAGCACAAAAAAAGCGGGGTATCAACCCCGCTCTTTATTCGTTTACAAGTAACTCACTTATTATAAGTGTGTCCACGATAGCAGAAGGTGCCGTGGGTTTCCCCTTCACCTTGCTTGCACTCATACTGAACACCACGATAAGATGTCATATGAATTTGTGCATCGTGAAGTGCAGATGCTTTTTTGATCTGCTTTTTGATCATGTTAAGTGTGTTCATTGTTAGTCTCCTGAAATACTAAGGTTAATTAAAACCCGTTCCTTCAGTCGTTTGCGTCCTGTGCTTCAAAGCATTGAGGATCTGTATGTTCCATCCAGTGGATGAGAAGATCAGCCTTCTCAAAAGGAGTGAAAAGAGTTGTCTCTTCCAATCCCTCTCTCAACCAATTAAAGTCATCACAGCGAAGATAATTCTCCACTGGGACATGACTAAAAAAGATGAGTGCTAATGAAAGCATAGGATGAACGCTCCGTTCCGCGACTTACTTGCGTCCACCGAAGTGGATGAACGTATGGTCATTATAGACCTTGTGCGATTATTTAGCAACCATGCTCTGTATAATGTAATACAAAACCTTACAGGTCAAAAATTTTGCCGGGAAATTTTCCGCCGATATTTGGAAACAAAAGTCGATTTTGGTTTCAGCGTTCAATATAACTCAGAGTATTGTTGTCTGCTTTGAGTTGCTGGATTATTATATCACACCCAACCTTTGGTGAACAGTCCCCACAGGTGAAGAGATCAACTGCTGCTTCACCTTTCTCTGGCCACGTATGAATACTAATATGACTCTCAGAGAGCAGTGTAAGCACCGTTACGCCTTGTGGTTCAAACTTTTTGTATATGGTTTGGATGACTGTTGCTCCGCTTGCTGTGGCGGCATTCTCAAGCAGATCAATAAGGAAGTGTTCGTTGTTTAATAGGTCGAACGAACACCCATAAAGATTAAGAAGATAGTGTTTACCCATCTCAGGTATCCTCTATTTCTTTCATGAGTTTTGTGACTACGGATTCACTACCATCCATTTTTTTAACTTGGTATAGAGGAGACTTCATATATTTTTTTATTTTCTTATAGTCTTTTATGACTTTCTTGATAGCATTAGAATTAACATTAATTTTTAATTCTTTATCCTCTTCACTTTCAACGAAACCAAGACCACTCTTTTCAGACTCTTCCTTAGAATCAACGTACTCGTTTATAACATCTTGAATTTCATCTCGAATGATTGAATTAATTTGTTCTTTGATTTCGTCTTTCTTCATTTCTTTTTTTTCTTCTCAGATTGTTTATAACCCCAGAGTTTTGGATTAATTCTACCATATCCAAAGTCAATTTTTTTAATCGACCCAGGACCAAACTTATCGTAGTAGAGGTCAAATAAATTTGACCTCTTACTTGTTCGACAAAGATCTATAGACTCTCTACCATCAACCTCATACCAAATTAGATATGCATCACTCGGAAAAGAAGGATCTTTTGCTGCTTCAACCGTTGTATTTTCTAAAAGAATCTGACATCCATAACGGGGAGGAATACTATTCTTTTCTTCTGGCGTCCATTCCACACCAACCTCCTGACCGACAACACTTTCTACTTTATTCACGAACGACCACCCCAGCGAATATCTGGGTATGCCTGACTTACAATTTCCTTCGTGATTTTATATTTATTTTCAAGTTTCTTATCCTTACAAAGACAAACAATTTCTGCTTCAAGTGGATGAAGTCCCTGAAGAATGTTAATGAACATTGTTTCTCTACGAAGAGAACTCAATGAATCATTACCCCCCTTGATAAAATTGTAAAACTTTTTAAATTCTTTACGAATCGAAGAACGTCCTTGATCTTGAGATCCTAAGGAAACACTATTCAATTCACCCATCTTACCAACAGCGTCTTGAATCTTTTCACTCAAAGTTCCTTTGAATGAATCCATTTCATCGACGGCAGCATAAGGAACATCACCAGGTGGAAGAACTGAAATTACACTTTCATCAAAATTCCAGATAAAAATTGCTTTGAGAGAAGGATGTTCGTACTTCTTCAAAACTTCAATTTTTTTAGCATTTGATCTTTGCTTTGCCGCTAGATTCAGAACTTCAAATGCAAAAGGATTTGCCGCTAGATCTGGAATTGGAGCGGCAGCTTTCTTGGATTTTGTCGTAGTCATGTCTTACAGAATGTTTAATAATAAGTTATTTTTATTTAGAGTTTATTCCTCATCCTCTTCTTCGTCATCAAAATATCCCTCTTCAAATCTCACTGCAACAACCTCATCTGGAACTACATTACCATGTTGATCAAAAAACTCTGGATGTAGTTTCGGAGTATCTTGATAATTCAACATATATTCCCTCGCTATCCACCCGACCATCAAACCAACTACAAAGAACAAAATGGTTAAAAATGAACCTACAACTAAACTGGTTGCTAACATGGCTTTCTCCGGGAAACTACTTTTCTTTTCCTAGACTTGAAGGAAAATTCAAAATAAATGGTTACTTCCCGATTTAGAAAGCAAACCATCTTTTCAAAGATGATATGAAATGGTTGCGTTTGCTTTCTTTTACCTCCATGTAAAATAAATTCAACACCACGGTTTGTGTGGATATCATTATTTAGATCGCTCATCTAATAATTTGATGTTCTTTTAAAAATTTAACAGTATCGGAGCATCCTCCAAGTTTTTGGTCATCACAAATCACTTGAGGAAACGTGGAACCATTACCAAACTCGTGGTAGAACTCTTCTCTAGTAAAGTCCTTATCGAGATTATAAACCACAAACTTACTTCCAGTCAACTCTAGAGCTTGTTTTACCTTATAACAATAAGGACATTCATCTTTTGAATAAACTATAAAATTCATTTAGATACACGAATACATACAGTAATTTATACGAAATCTTTGATCGAGTCAACCCCCCTCTTGACAAAAGTTGATTCCATGAGTAGAGTTCCTTTGTTAGGGTTGAAGAGAAATAATAGCTTGATTTATTTCAAAGACTCTGATAAAATACTGAAAAATCTCATTAGTATGGCTCAAGACGAACTACTATCACTATTCCCGACACCAGTATTGATTGCACAATATCCAATGCCTTATGATAAGGAGTTGGAGTTTATTCGTGAACTTCCTTGTCGCAGAGAAAACAAGGGTGGTGATGCAGGTAATGTGATTCACTATAACAGACAATCAGAAGATACTTTTGTATTGGATAAACCAGAACTGTCTAATATCAGAGCATTCATTCAGTCAAAGATTTATAAGTTTGTGACTGAAATTATGAGTTCTGATAATGAACTGGTGATTACACAGTCTTGGATTAATAAGTCTGGTAAAGGTGAGTCACATCACGAACACGTTCATCCGAATAGTATGGTGAGTGGTGTCTGGTATCCTGTGATTAGCGAACAACTACCACCGATTCAGTTTCGTAGTAAAGCACAAAGAGATGTAAGTCTTTCAACAAAGAAATACAATAACTTTAATAGTGCTACATTCTTACTGCCTATGAAAGCAGGTGAGTTGATTATC